TGCACCAACGGTTATAGAATACCCTGGTAAGAATTTAAACCTTCAGTACATACCTAATTCAGATGATCCGTTTGAACCAATATTTGCTAGTCAGTTAGGAGTTTCAATAGATGTTACTGATGATATATCTAATATTCCTAATTTAACAACATTAAATGACAGAAAATACTTTGCTAAATTATACCTAGATGCTACTTTAGAATGGTGTGGGTGGGTATTAAGTGATGGTGCTAGTATAAGCTATTCTACAGGTCGTAAAATGATGTCCTTTAATGCTATAGATGGTTTAGGGATGCTAGATAAAATACCTTTACCTATAGCAACATCTACTGATATTAACTCTATTAATACTTTACTTTATTTTATTAGATTATGTTTAAATAGTAATGGGTTTCCTATTAATCCAAACATAATGACAGTTTGTTCTTATTATGCAACAGGAATGACTGATAGGACAACTAATTCTTATAGCGAACCTTTTAATCAAGCCTATTTACCATATAGGACATTCATAGAAACAGGGGTAACCTATATAAGTTGTTTACAAGTATTATCAAATATTGTTAAATCATTTGGCTGTAGGTTATTCCAAGCTGGAGGAAAATGGTGGATAGTGGCAGTAAATCAATTTGCTAACCAAAATAATTGGTACACAGAATATACATATACTGGTACTGTTGCAGCAAGTGGAAGTAACCTAAATACATTAAGCACTATTCAATCTTATACAGGCAATACAAGTGGGTTATATTTTATAGATAATTCTCAAACTAAATTACTTAAAAAAGGATTTAATAGAATTGAAGATAATTATGAGATAAAAATGACTCCTAATTATTTCTCAAATGGTAATTTTAGGCCTTATGTTGCAGCTCAAGCAAGTAATTGGCAAGCACAATGGAATGGGGGAGCTGGTAATAGTGTAACAATAATAGATAATGCAACAGATGAATCTGCACAATATAGACTAAATGTTAATAATAGTACTGGTAGTAATGCGTGGATAGAAACTCATCCATCTTCTTTAATTAAAATACCAGCAGCAGTAGCATTAGAAATTTCTTGGATATTTCAAGGGCAAGATTTAAGCTCTTCGCCAAGAGGGGTTGTATATTTAACTATTGCAGATGCAGTAAATGTATATTATTGGAATGGGACTATTTGGACAACAAGCAATCAATTTATGGTTGTACCAGCTTATTCAGGTGCAGCAGGTGGCGATACAATTAATTCGTATAGTTTTAAAACATTAGTTACCCCAATTGCAGGTTCATTAAAGTTTAAGTTTTCATTAGAAGATGGGACTGGAAGATTTGCTCAAATTAGTAATATTAAACTTGCAATTACCTCATCTGTAAAAAGCCAAAATTATTATAGTTATTTAACATCTAATTTGGATTATGTTAAAAATATTGAGATACCTTATGGGGCACAAACTGCTAATGATACATATCCTAGTGAAATAGGTATGTTTGTATTAAGCAATAATGTTTATGCTGGAGGATGGTACGAATATGGAGGAGCTACAACATACGGAAGTTTATTATTGTTATTAATGCAAAAATATATGAACGTATATGGTAAAAATATAATAAATCTTGATTGTGATTTATCTAGTTTTTCTACAAATAATGGAATACTAAATGCTTCTAAATTATTTAAAGCAACCGATACAGATCCTAGTAGTATTAACATTGCAAGTAATTCATATATGTTGGGTAATTCTACTACAGATTATGCTAGTGATACAACTAATGCAACTTTGTTACAAATATCAAATACAAATATTTCAGCCACTAATGGCTATTTAACATCTTTTAATGACCTAATCTAAATAATATGCCAAGTGTAGTAAACGGAGAAAAAGTAATATTATATAAAACAGTAGGTGGTGTAGATACTGTTTTTGGTGCTGCTACAAACTGCACCTTTGATGTAAATGTAGACCAAGTAGAAGTAACTAGCCAAACCTCTGCTTGGTTCAGAGAATACAAGATTGATGTAGCTGGATGGACTGTTAACTGCGATGGTTTGATATGCTTAACAGGGTATTCATATAAAGATATGCTTGATTCTCAATTAGCTAAATCTACAATAGGAATTAAGTTTTCAATAGATGATGGTACTACTACAGTAGTCATTACTGGTAATGCTATAATCAATTCTATATCTATTACAGGCCCTAATAACAATACTTCAACTTACTCAGTTAGTTTAACTGGAGTTGGTGCATACGCAATAACTTAGTAAATTTGCCAAATGGGAGCAATATTAGGTGAAAATATTATTTTATATAAAATAGATACATCTACTATTCCTGCAACTGAAACCCCATTCGCTTGTTCTACAAGTTGCTCATTTTCTTCTACTACTGATATGGTTGAGTTGGCTAGTCCAACCAATGCTTATTTTAAGGTTCCTACAATAGACTTATCTAATTGGAATGTTACTTGTGATGGTTTAACATCTTTAAGTGGCTATGGGGTAGATGATATTGCCAATGAGCAAAAGAATAGAACTTTATTCCTAATTAGATTCGCCATAGATAATGAGGGTGTATTTAAGTACATAAGTGGATATTGCTTTATCTCAAACTATTCTATTAGTGGCAGTATGAATAGTGTAAGCCCTTATTCAGTATCCTTTAGTGGTACTGGTGTTTATTATACGGATGCTACACCTACAACTACAACTAGCACTACAAGTACTACAACTAGTACTACAAGCACAAGCACTACATCAACTAGCACTACAAGTACTACTACTTCTACAAGTACCTCTACGACAAGTACAAGTACAAGTACTACAACATCTACAACTACTTCTACTACCACAACAACCACACAACCTCCTGTATGGTATGCTTTATTTAATTGTGCTACTGGTGTAACAGTTACTTCTACTAGTTATCCTAATGGCTCGTTTTTAGTTAACGAAAGGGTTACATCTTTAGGACAAACATATAGAATTGATTCTATTTATTATACTAATCCTGGAGGAGCATTATTATCTATTACAACAACAGGATTAACTGGTTGTCCAGCTACTACAACTACAACATCAACTACAACGACTATACCACCTTTAGTAGTCACTAATGGGGCAGTTACTTGTTCAGGTGTAACTGGTTCTTGGAGGTCATCTTTTACTGGAGGTACTGGGAATTATAGTTTTGTAGCCTATGCTAACTCACAAGCAGCAGCAGCTGTTGCAATCGTAAGTGGCCCTAGAACTGCTTTAGGTAGTGGTGCTACTTTTTATGATTGGACTGGTATAGCTAATGGCACTTGGTATGTAGCTGTTATGGATTCTATGGGAGTTTATTCCGTACAAAATACACCAGTAGTAGTAAGTTGCACAACAACTTCTACAACAACTACAACAACTACAACAACTACCACAACTAGACAAGCTGCGTGGTATAATCTATTTAATTGTGGAACAGGAGCAAGTACTACATCTACAAATTATCTTTATGGTGATTTCGCAGTTAATGAAAGAGTAACTTCTACAGGGCAAACTTTTAGAATTACAAGTGAAGTAACAACTGATCCTGGTGGAGCTCATTTATCTATAACAGCTACTGGGCAAACAGGATGTCCTGCTACGACAACAACTACTACTACGACTACTACTCTAGCACCATTATCATTTAATATAAGTTATACTTGTAGTGGAACTAATGCAGTAGTTACAATTAACTCTTTTGCTGGTGGAAGTGGAGGTTATTCTTATGGAAATACTTTGTTTAATTATTTCACAGATGCTATGGCAAATTCTGCTTGGACAAGTGGAATTTCTAATACTTATGGAGCTCAATCATTCGCAGTATCTGGTCAGTTATGGGCTGTAATTAAAGATAGCAATGGCAATAAATATGCCTTATCAGTTACTCCTACTTGTACGACTACAACCACAACTACAACAACAACGACTACAACAATAGGTACTCCAGATGCTCAATTCTATTTAACTTTAGATCCTAGTAATACTGGTTCATTAGCAATATATAGAAATGGAAGTTTAAATACAACTTTAAATTTTGATGGTGCTTCAGTAGCAATAACAATGAATCCAGGTGATACATTTTATTGTGTAATAACTCAAACAGCTAGAGCTAATTCAACTCAAAGAGGACAGATTATTTCTAATGATAATGGTGTTACTTATGACGATGTTAATACAGGGGCAGGAGGATTACCGAAGTCAAGAACTTCAGCGACACAAACAGTAGTAACTGCACATCTATATCAAGTTTATGGATACTGCGGTGACTTAAGATAAAAAACCAAAACCGATGAAAATAAGATTTGTTTGTGCTCAACCTGCAACGCTTTACTATGCGTGGCAAGTAGAAGTTATGATTAATAACTTTAGTTCAATGGGTATTAACCCTAACAACATAGACATAGTATGTTGGAAAGATGGGAGTATCCCTTCCGAGTGGTCTAAACTAGCTAACAATTATTCAGCTAGATTCTTC